TGGCAGGAGCAAAGGCTAAAGTTTTAGCCTTGGTGGCCGAAGGCCACTCTGTTCATAAGGCTATGGAGATGTGCGGCAAAAAACCTGACACTGTTAGAATCTGGTGTCTTAGAGATAAAAAGTTTGCTGCTGACCTAGCAGAGGCTAAGGCAACCGCAAAGGATGCTTCTCTTGCAGCCCTAGGTATACCTAAAGAAGAAATAGATTTTCCCAAGTTTTCTGAGATATTTTTACAACAGAGGGTATTCCCCCACCATATGGATTGGATTGACTTACTAGAGGATAGAGAGCCTTCTTGGCTTCACCCTAGTATGGTTTACGAAAAGGGCGACCCAGCCCGTCTATTACTTAACGTGCCACCTGAGCACGCCAAGAGCACAGTTATAACCGTAAACTACTCCACATATCGTATCGCTCTCAATCCAAATATCCGCATTATCGTGGTTTCTAAAACGTTAATCAAAGCACGTGAGTTCGTGTACGCAATCAAGCAGAGACTCTCCCATCCACGTTGGTTAAAGTTGCAAACAACTTTTGGTCCTGAAGGTGGTTGGAAAGAAGATTCAGACACTTGGCGAGTTGATACCGTTTACCTTGGGAGCGATGCTAGAAATTCTAGCGAAAAAGACCCCACCATCCAAGCACTGGGTATGGGTGGACAAATCTATGGTGCCCGTGCTGACCTCATCATTCTTGATGACTGCATAACTACAGCAAACGCACATGAGTACGAAAAACAAATTAACTGGTTACAAAAAGAAGTTATTACCCGTCTGGGTAAAAATGGTAAATTACTAATCGTAGGGACACGAATTGCAGCACAAGACTTCTACAAAGAACTTAGGGAAGCCAAACACTGGTCTGGTGGTAAAAGCCCTTTTACTTATATGGGCATGCCTGCTGTTTTGGAATATTCAGAAAAGCCTGAAGATTGGAAAACGCTCTGGCCTAAGTCGGACCTTCCTTGGGATGGGGATACTGACGTTCCTGACAAAGAAGGGTTCTTCCCGAAATGGGACGGCAAAGCCTTATTCCGCAGACGCAGTGAAGTAACACCGCAAACATGGGCGTTGGTTTACCAACAAGAAGATGTTTCTGAAGATAGTATATTTCCACCCGCAATTGTTCAGGGTTGTATCAATGGCCAACGCAAACGTGGACTGCTGAAAGCAGGTGCGGTAGGACATCCCTCGCGCATTGAGGGGTACACAATCATTGGATTTGACCCCGCAATGGGCGGGAATGCCGCGTTTGTGGTGGCCACATATAACAGAGCAGATAGCAAAATATATGTTCTTGATTGTGTAAATATGTCAGACCCTACTCCACAAAAAATTCAAGACATTATTGAGCACTTAGTAGAAAAATATAAACCACAAGAATTACGAGTTGAGATTAACGCTCATCAAAAAGCCTATGCGTTAGATGATAATTTAAGAAATTGGTTAGCAGCATATGGCTGTCGTTTAGAATCTCATTATACTAACAAAAATAAATGGGACTCTAATTTTGGTGTAGCAGGTATGTCTATGCTAATGGGAACTATACGAGATGAAAAGTTTCAAAAGAATAATATTATTGAGTTTCCTTCAACGGATAACTCAGAGGGTATGAAAGCATTAGTCCAACAATTAATAACTTGGAAACCTAATACCCGTGGTAAGACCGACTGTGTTATGGCACTATGGTTTGTTGTGCTTAGAGCACGGGAGTTTATGCAACAAACTAATAACATTAGTAGATATGCAAAAAACCGTTGGGCAACAAGAGCACAAACAGAAAAGCGATACTCAGTTAATTTAGACGAAGCCTTTGCAGAGCAATGGCAACAAACTTACGGATAAGGAATTATATTGTTATCAATAAATCAAATTGCAGCAAGAGTAGATTCTCTTAAAGACCGTGCTGCCGACAGAGATGCAAGAGCACAAGATGTACTTGCTGTCCGTAAAGGTAAAATTTCATCTGTCTATCCATCATTTTTTCCAGAAGGTGTAGATGCAAATGTCGTTGCAAATTTTATTGACATTGTTGCCCGTGACTTGTCAGAAGTTATGGCACCACTTCCTGCGGTTAACTGCTCGGCCGCTAATCAAGTCAGCGACCGTGCTCGTTCTTTTGCCGATAAGCGTACTCGTATTGCTTCTAATTATTTTGCTCACTCAGATTTACAAGTGCAGATGTATACAGGTGCAGACCACTACATCACATTTGGTTTCGTCCCATTCATCATTGAATTAGACGAAGATGCAGGGCTGCCACGTATCCGTGTAGAAAGTCCAATTGGGGCTTACCCAGAGTTTGACCGCTATGGACGTTGCATTGCCTTTGCTAAAAGATACGAACTATCAATTGCTGAATTAGTATCTCAATTCCCAGAGTATGAAATGCAATTACTAGGCAAAGAAGGTTATGAACAAAACCTAAGTGCCAGAATTGATTTTATTCGTTATTACGATAAAGACCAATCTGTTATTTATGTTCCTAGCCGTAGCAATTTAATTTTATCACAAGCCAAGAATCCTCTTGGTAAAATGATGATTGCAGTTGCTAGACGTCCTAGTGTTGATGGTGAGATGCGTGGACAGTTTGATGATGTTCTAGGTATTCAACTGCTTCGTAATAGGTTCGCATTACTTGCGATGGAAGCAGCAGAGAAATCTGTTCAATCACCAATTGTTGTTCCACAAGATGTTCAAGAAATTGAGTTTGGCGGAGATTCAATTATCCGCACAAATAATCCAGCAGGTGTACGCCGTGTTGAACTGCCTATACCTAATGGTGCATTTACTGAACAAACATTACTGCAGCAAGAACTAAGAACTGGAACTCGTTATCCAGAATCACGTACTGGTAATATTGATGCGTCAATTATTACTGGCCAAGGTGTGCAAGCACTTATGGGTGGTTTTGATACACAAGTTAAATCTGCTCAGGCTATATTTGCGTCAGTACTTAAAGATGTTATTTCTATTTGTTTTGAAGTAGATGAAAAATATTTTGATTTTGAAAAAACTGTTCGTGGTGTAGATGCTGGTTCTCCATACAGTATTGACTACAAACCATCAAAGGATATTAAAAAAGATTATTCAGCCGATGTTCGTTATGGAATGTTGGCAGGACTTAATCCAGCACAAGGACTTATATTTATGTTGCAAGCCCTTGGAGGTAAATTAATCTCTAAAGATATGGCTATGCGTGAGTTACCATTTGGTATTAACGTAACTCAAGAACAAGAAAAAATTGAAATTGAAGATATGAGAACTGCATTAATTGCATCAATGCAAGCATACTCTCAAGCAATACCACAAATGGCTGTTCAAGGACAAGACCCTACAACTATAGTTAAAAAAATAGCAGAAGTTATTAAAGCACGTCAAAAAGGCGTAACACTTGAGGATGCAATAGAAGATATATTTGCACCAGAATTACCTCCTGCTGGTGCCGAACAAATGGTTGAGCAAACGTCCCCTGCTCCCGAAGCATCACCAGGAGGTCCTATTCCAGTACCAGCCCAAGGACAACAAGGCGCTCCAGATATTCAAAGTTTACTTTCTAGTTTAAGTGCAAGTGGTAAAGGAACAGCAAGCGCTAGACGTGTAATTAGACGATAGTTTAGAAGGGGACAATGACTGCAATAGTTGGAATACAAGGTAAAGGTTGGGCTGTTTTAGGCGCAGATACTACAACTTCATATCAAGATAGACCGTATGTAGCAAAAGGTTGCGACAAGATAGTTAAAGTTGGCGAGTATCTAGTTGCAGTTGCAGGAGATGCAATTGTAGGAGATATTTTAAATAACTTATGGCAACCACCTAAAGTAATTAAAACGCAAGACCCAGATAGATTTATGATGATTAGGGTATTGCCATCTATAAAACAAACTATAATAGATGGTGGATATGACCCAACACCTAAAACAAAAAACGATGATGACTCTGGATGGGACGCATTAGTTTGTTTTAATGGAAAGATATTCCAAGTTAGTGATGACTATGGATATATGAGGGATGACAAAGGTTTGTATGCTATAGGTTCTGGCGGAACATTAGCCCTTGGGGCATTAGCAGCGTTAGAGTCTGAAACTAAAACTCATGCTAAAGCAAGTGGTGCAGCAAAAAAAGCAATTAATATAGCAATTGAATACAACATATGGTGTGGTGGAACTGCAACCATTAAAACACAATTTACTAAGTAGGAGGAAGTGTGGAACAACAAGGTGGATATAGAAAACC